TTGAATGCCTCGAGCTTTGAGCCGCTGCCGGCCTTGAAGTGGCGAACCATGCCGCCGAAAAACTCCTTGGCGGCGACATCCTGACCGACGTAAGGGGCACCGGAAAGCGCGACCGCCGGGTCACTGGTGTCGGCCAGCCCGCTCTCGTTGTACTCGATCAGGCCGATGCTGGACGCGAGCGCGGATGCCATCTTTTCGTAGCCTTGGACGGTCCGCAGATCCTTCAGATCCAGAATCGCATGCGCGAAGCCGGGCAGACCGCGGAACTGGTTTATCCAAGCCGGCTCGGCCAGCAGCATCATGTCGCGAGCGGTGACGTACTCGCGAACCTCGGGCATTTCCTCTTCGCTGCCTGGTGCCTGCGCCTCTTCCTCGACGTAAAACGCGACCGGCCGTCCTTGCGGATTGATCACGACGCCATCGATGACGCGCAGCCCCTGATACGGTCCACTGAGCAGGAATCCGTCGCGGTCGAGCTTGTCGCTGCTCGGATTGTGGATACCTTCGCTGGGGATTAGCTGAATCGCCGGAAATTGGGTCTCGTACTCGGTCAGGATCGCGCCTACGTCGCCGTCGCGATCCACGGCGACCGATGCCAGAAAAAGGCTGGTCTGGAAATCGCGCCCGCTGATGTCGGCGATCGGATACCACTCATTAAGCAGCCATTCTCGTGCGGTTTCGCCCCAGGCTTGATCGGCGCCATCAAATTTCGGCAGCCAGGAACGGCCGACGGCATACATGGCTTTCGCGTCGATTGCGCCCTTGGCCGGCCCCAGATTGGCGTATAGTTTGCGCGAATCGCTCAGGAGCTGCGCCCGGTCGGTGGAATTTACCTCACTCGAGATGCTGCCGATCGTGCGAACCTCGAGCGGTCGCCGCACGATTTCCTTGCGGTTAGTGGCGTCGAATAGAGCACCCAGCGCTGCGCGGAATCGTTGCGGGAGTGGCGTCGGCATAGTCGTCAGCGTAAGAATCCGGCGGTCTGAGACACTGGCGCAGTAAACCCTGCGTCAATCGTCTGGATGGCTAGTTCGCTCGCCATGATCAGGTCGGCGATCGTGGTGCCCGGGAGAGCCTGCACCGTGATGGATTTTCCGTTTAGCGCAGTCCCAACGATCTGGCCGTTCTGCGCGCTCATGTCGGTCCACTTGCTGGCCTGGAGGTCTTCCAGCCACTTTCGCGGATTGGCCGCGTTGTTCCGCCTCGCTTGACGCAGCAGAATGGAGACGAGGATTTTCATCTGAAAACGGCCGGCGCGTCAACGTAGCCCGGCGTGAGCGATGTCTATTGCCGAGATTTCGGGCGGCCGCATCTCGCCCGTCTTGCGCAGCGTGGAAAACTCAACCCGCAGGTTATCGCGAACGATGCAGTACGCTTGACGCAGCGAGCCCTTGACCAGGCTTTCCGGGTGGATCGGGCAGCCGGCCTCGCGCAGTTGCTCGAGCTTGCTAAAGGTTTGGAAGTATTCTGCCGCGGCGAGTCCTCCCATAATCGCGAAGCGGTCGTTGATGCCGCCGAAACGGCCCCACCAAGGGGTAAGAGCTTCGTTGATGATAGGCGTGTAGGTCTGATCGAATGAGTGAAAGAACAGATCCGGCCGCACACGAACGAACAGATCCACGTCGCTCACCGGGTGGTCGGTGTAGAGCTTCCAGCCCTGCTCTAGCTGCCAGAGCTGGCGAAGCACGGCCTGCATCGGCACGCTGCGCGCATACGGCTCAAACCGGACCGGCTCGGCCGGCTCTGGGATCTCAGGCTGGCTTGGCTCGACCTTGCTGATCAGCGTTTTCGGCCGGAACAGCTGCTGCGTGATCTTCCAGTCGTCGGCGTCTTCGTCCTGCACCGTCGAGATGTAAAAGTGCAGCGGCTTGGGCAGGTGCCTAGCGACGTGCCAGTTGAACGTGTGCGCGCACGTTTTCCATGTGCGCATGTGGCCGGCGAGAATGATGACAGATCCCATAAATTAGGAGACGCGGTTAAGGACGAGCAGACCCCATTCGGAGTGATGATATTTCATCACCTGCCATTCTGGGTTGTCTGCGAGGAACTCTAGGATCGGTTTGATGATGCCGCCGCCGTTTTCTCCGCGTTGCGCAAACATGTAAACATCGTGCAAGACGATGTAACGGCGCACCATTGCTGCGTGCTTAAGCTCTGCCTCGACCTGGTCGGAATTGTGCAGCGTATCAATGAACAGCATGTCGCACGGCTCGATCAGATCCAGCTTGGAGGTGTCTGCCCGCTGAAACGTCCATCTGACGGTTTCGCTTTTCGGAATATCCACCGATGCTTCCGCGATGTCATAGGATCGAAGCGATCCACCGCCGCCAGATTCTAGGCCGGCAGCCAGCGCAAAGGTGCTCTGTCCTGTCCGCACTCCAAACTCCACCACCGTGCGGCACATCTGCGCTAGCTGATGCAGCTGGTGCATGTGTGGGATCATGTCTTGGTGGCCGTGCGATGATGCGCGGCTTTCAAATATATTCTGCAGCGTCGTCATGATTGAGTAGGTGTTTCTGTTTTTTCGGGTGAAGGTAGCAATTGCAGCGCGAGAGCCACGGCCACCTGCATGGCCTCGCAGTCCCACATGTGATTCGGTCCGGTCTTCGTCCAGCGCCACTCGCTGCGTCCGGTGCTCTTGCTGATGCGTTCGCGTTTTACCTCGCCGCGGAGGTGGCGTGCGTATTCTTCGCCGTGGTCGGCGCCGCATTCCCACGGATGCGAATTGCCGGCAACCAGAGCCGCCAGCACATCCTTCACCGGGTCGGATGCCCAGAACATGTAACGCGCATAACCGCCGGGCACTTGGGTCTGCTTGATGCTCGAGTGGAATTTCATCACCTTCTGGCCGTTGGGCCTGATGTGGGCGAAAGAATCATCGCCGCTGCCGTGGAGCGCCGTCCACCCGTAGCGGATGCAATCCTCGTAAACTTGCGCCGTGCTGAACTGCGCGTCCTCGAAGCAGAGCTGCGACTCCACTCCAAAGTGCTGGCGGATGCCCTCGGCCTGCTCGGTTGTGCTGAGTTTCCCGCGCCAGAGCAGCTGCGAGCCGCCGTCACTCTTCCAGGCGCGTACCACGGCCCAGAAGTGGTCGCGCTGCCGGTCTATCGTCATCATCCGTCTGGCCTCATTCTCAACCTTCTCGCGACCTCGGGCATGCAGATCCGCAAGCATGTAGCCGCCGCGGAGCTCGACCGTTGTGCGGTTAAGCTGCGCCTCTTCGTTGCGCCAAGGTAGCGCCAAGCGCTGCATGTAAAAATCCCGCAGCGGGTTGATCTGGCCGCGTTTTTTGAACTCGCCCGCCTGCAGGAACTCGACCGCCAGCTGGCCCATGTCCTCGGCTAGAATCGCGTTCCAGTTAAAGGATCGGTGCTTGCCGTCGCGGTCTGGTCGCGGCGCGGCGTAGCGTCCGGTGCTGTTCCAGCGTGCCCTAGTGGCGGCGCTGTTCGCGTGTTCGTGCCCGCAGTAGGGGCAAAGCCAGCGCGTCGAGTTGCGCACAAGCTGCTCGTCCCACATGCCGTTTTCCTTTCGTGCGCCTTCGTGCCAGATCACGCAGGCGCGCTTCGCCGGCTCGTCCGCGGCGCGGCCGAAAAACTCGAGCGGCACAAAGCGCTGGCAGCCGAAACACTGGACAGACCATATCTGCGCCGTCCCCTCATGCCAAAGCCGGTCAAAATCGTCGTCCGCGTGAGATCCTTGGCTCTCGTTTAGGATCTTGCTGATTCCGTCGCGGGCGTAGGCCGAGACGCGCCGGCGAGCATGTGTCAGCAGCCCTTGCTTCCAGAGCCAGCACTCGCTGTTGATCTTCCAGCGGATCGATTTGCTCTGCAGGTTGTTTAGATTGGCGCCGTTGATGATCAGGTAGAAATCGCCAAAGTAGATCTCGCAAGTCGCGGCGTCGTGCTTGTTTTTCGGCAGCAGGCGCGCCACCGGCTCGCAGTTGCGCAGCAGATTGCGGTAACGTCCTTTGACGTGCTCGGCCGCGCTCTCGTCGTCCTGCTGCGTCCACATGATCGGCCCCGGCTCGTTGGCAATCGCCCAGAGACTGGATATCTCCACGAAGAGCGTTTTGAGTGTCTGGATCGCTGCGCGGCATGTCACCTCGCGCACACGTTCGTCGGCGACGGCCTCGAATGGCTCGAGCAGGTGCCGGCAGGTGCGGATGTCAAAGGCACCCTGGCGTGCGTAGCCTCCGCCGAGCTGAACAAAATCCCGGGCCCAGTCGTGGATCGGCCGGCGATCTGGCAACGCCCACCCGCGGCGCCATCCTTGGAGAACCTCAAGGCTCATGCGCTGCGCGCCTCCTGAGCGGCTGCCTTGCGCCTGGCATTCTGCTCGGTCTTCCAGTCCTCGAGCGCGTGCTGCATGGAGACGCAGACCAGATCCGCGTGCTCTCGTGCCAGCCGGCGGATGTCGCTCACATCTAGCCCGGCGACCTTGGGCGGCAGCTCGGTGGTGAATCCCTGATACATCGCTGACTTTACCCGTGCCGCGAGGAACAGCAGGTAGTTGTCCACGTCCTCGGCCGGGATCAGCTTGGCCTCGGCCTGCTGAATCTTGATTTGATTGAGCCGCACTTCGCTCGCCAGCTTCTCAACCAGGAGCTCCTCGCGTCGCCTAGACTTGCGCGGGCCTGCCTGGCCGAGCCCGTGCCGGTCGATGAAGTCGCGCCACTCGGCCTCGGTCCATGTTTTCGGCGCGTCATCGTATTCGCGCTGCCAGTTGCGGATAGCGGTCGATGAAACATTGAGCGCCCGTGCCAGCGCCGTGTGCGTCTTGTGCTCGCTCACTTGACTCGTTTTAGCTCGTTGAGTGCTTTTTCCAGTTCGGGAAAATGTCTCGCGATCACCAGCATCGCCCGCTCAGTCTCTTGCTGCTCGGCTTGCTTGGTCCGGCTGCGCTTCTTACCCAGCTCGGTAAATGAGCTGGTCAGCTGGCCCAGATCGCCTGTGGAAAGCCGCAGATAAAGCCACATAGCCTCGGTGCTCTCAGGATCGCCGCCCATGCGTGCGACCTGCGAGATCCAGCGATGCACCCGCGGCCGGCCCTCGAGCTCAGACCATTCGATCAGCCGCTCGGCGATCTCGCCCACCAGCTCGGCGCGCTTAGGCCGCTCGAGCTCCTGCCACGGATGCGTGGTGAGATTCGGCGTCAGCGGCACAAAGTTCACTGGTACTTCGCCAGAGGGCTTTCGAGCAGGCGCTTTAGCTCGGGCGTAAGAGTTGATTCAAGATCGAAGAGCTCAAGCTGCTCCTTAGTTTTGATTGGCGACAGCTTCAAATCGAGGTTTTTAAGCGCCCGTAAATCTTCATCATACTGGGCGATCGCCTGTTTTCTCGCCGCTGCTATCGTGTGGAAAGCATCCCGCGCATAATGCAAAATCTCGCTAATGCCCTTGAACTGTTGGCTGGTGCTCATCGTGTGCCTACCGTGTAATTATTCCACGGATCGGCGCAAGCATGGGAATGCCTGGTTGCCACGACCACGGTTTGGCGGGAAACGGCCTTTCCTTTGAAAATCTGACTGTCAGATTGTGCCAACCATAGCAGGGTAGCCATTTGGCCTGCTAGGCTTTGGAATGCGGTTCTGGCGGCTTTATCGGTTTAGGTGTGATTGGCTACCCGCTGACCGTTCCAGAATGAGACTAAACCCAGGATCATGTGCTGGGATTGTCTCACTACGCCCCCGTATATATATACGGGGGCAGTGAGACATAAGACAATGTCTCAATGAGACTCAAATGAGACTACCTTGAGACTTGAGACTTAGGCGCCAAAAAGTAGGCGCCAAACTCAACATTGATCACCCCAAATGACTTGGCCTGGTTAATCCACCGCGCCACTGTTGCCCGGCTTGGTTCGTGATTCGGCGTTGTGCGTGCCTCGGTCAGTTCCTTCATGATCTGCGCCCAGGTCTTCTTTTGTCCGGCTTGGAGCACTGATTCAATCAACTCCCGAAGCTCGGCCGTCTTCCTGTCCTCGCTCGCCACGGTAGATACCGTGACGTGCATTTTCATGTCGTCGCTCCAGCGAAACCGCGGCCCGTTTTTCTTCAAGATCGGCGACCGTCTCTGCTTCTGCGACCAGACGATCGTCACCTCGTCCTCCTTATCAAGGCTCAGATTCGTCTCTGCCTTTCGCTCGATCTGGCTGCCAAGATGGCCGCGAACCTTGTCGCTTCCTGGGTTTTTGTGAATGACCGCCACGATCGCGCAATCATAACGGATGGCGAGTGTGTGCAGCTCGGCCACGATTTGGTTGCATTCCTGGGAATCGTTTACGTCCACGACCAGATCGGCGATGCCGTCGATAATCACGGCGTGAATTCCGCCGTGCGCAGCTGCCGCGTCCGCCATCACGACGGCAAGCACTGCCTTCGCCGTGTGGCTAGGCAGATCCGCGAGCGTAGCTGCGTGCAGCCATGTCGGGATTTCTTCGATGCGGGACCGCCGCTTCGCCCGCGCTACCAGATGCCAGAAATCGTCTGGGCTCTGCTCGGTGTCGACGTAGAGCAGCGCCTTGCCGTCAGCGTTAAAGCCTCGAGCAGATAGTGTGTCCACGTCGTCGTACTCGTTGGTAAGTGAAGCCGCGATCATCGCTGCCACGAGAGAGCTTTTCCCGGTCTTGGCCTGAGCCGTGATGGCGGTGAGATTGCCAGGGGTGCAGATCACCACGCCGCCAAGCTCGAAGATTGGCCTAATCGGCGGCGGCTCCTTGGTCGGATCAAATACGCGAGCCTTCCAGAGACGGCGCAATTTGTCGGTCTCGGTCTCGGTAGTCGGCGCGGCCTGGAGCGGATCCTTGCCCTGCGGCGTCGGCGTTGGCAATGAGCTTGTCTGCAGCTTGTGCGAACGCTGACCGAATCCCTGGCGCTGCAACTCACGCGCCGCGGCCGAGAAGTCCCCGCCGCATTCCAAAATCGCGTAAACGTGCCACGGCTTGTAAACCCTGCCTGTTTCAAACTTCGTGCTGCTCGAGAAAACGTAGAAGCGGCCCGGCACTTGATTCCAGCTGGCCGAGATCCCGTGCTCTTTCCCAGGCCGAGTCCAGTAGCGGCTGGAGTCCCCTATTGATTTCCAGCCATGCCGGCGCAGTAAGCTCGGCAGATCGGCGCGCTGGTCGTAATCATCTCCCGGTGAGATGTCATATCCCGCCGGCGGAAGCGTCACCGTTTTCGGGATCTCGACCTCCTGCGGGCGAGTCTCGTCGAGGCTGCGCGCCAAATTCAACAGCGCGTCGCGGTCATCCTCGCTGATAGTCGGTACCGCGGTCCAGTCGCCCTGCTCCATCGTGTAGCCGGCGGAGGGTGCGATTACGAAGTACCCCCCAGCTCCGCGTGTCTCAATCATCACGAATTCCTGCACATCAGGATTCGCGTTCTTCTCCGCCTCGGTCGGCATGCGGCTGGCGAGCTTTTCGTTTCCGATGGTCTTTCCAGGACAGCGGAACACCAAATGAAAGCCGCCGTTTTTGGTGCGTTGCCGTACCAGCTCGCCAAGCAGATGATCGAGCCCCAGCTCCTCGGCACGCTTGGCGAATCGATCTAGGATTCCCTTGGCATACTTCTCGTCAAAGTCGATGGCCTGGATCGTCCCTGCTACTAGTGCCAGCGCGGAATCCTTGGTCGCGTACCATGCCGCCAGCTCTTTGTCGGTCGGCAGCTCGGTCATGTATTTCTTCCACGGCACGAGCGGCCGTTTGTCCGCTTTTACTGGGATCGTTGCGATGCCTTGGGCGCGGAGCGCCGCGGCGAGTTTGTGCTGCGGTGTCATGTGGTCTTCCAGTCGATTTTTCTGCCCAGCACCGCCTCGACGAATTCGCGATGCGCCGGCCATTGCTCCGCGTATTCTATCCACCTAGTCTCGGCGAGATAAGAGAAGATGCCTGGAACTTCGTGGTTTTTCATTGTTGCCTCTTTATCGTTACCACGGCGCCGCCGCCTTCGCCCGCCTCCGACCACTCCTTGCCGATCGCGAGCATATCCACCTGGGCGTCGTCGCCCCAGAATCGGCCGTTGCGCGTGATGCGGTCGAGCACGAGCTTGGCGAGGTTATCCAGATCCGGCTTGCTGGTGTGCGCATTCGGCGCGTGTTCCTTTAGCATGCCACTTGTGCGAAAGTGAGATTTCGGCCGATGAAAGTAGAACTGCAGGATGACCGAGCAGCGCCCGGCGAACGGCTCCAGCGAATGCGTTCTCGCAATCTCTGCTAGCTGCGCATCTACGGCAGCCTTCCAGGTGTCGGCCGCATCGCTGTCATACATACGCGCCACGAATCGGGCGCCCATGCGCCGAGCGAATGCCCTCGGCCTTGGCTGGCCCTTGGGATCTCCCGCGATCCAAAATCGCAGATCAGTGGTGGGCTCCGGTGATAACACGGTAAACGACGGTATCGGAAGCGTTAATTGCGCGGGCGATGCGCTTGTAAGAATACCCCGCGACCCGCAGCCGGCGGGCCTCGGCCTTTTGTGCGTCGGTAATCGGCCGGCGCCTGCCGTCTCTCGGCATAGATCTGATGGCGTCGCCGATGTCGAATGCCAGAGCATCTCGCGGCGCGTGCTTCTCTAGCAGGAATTCGATCCTGCGCATGGTTTCGCTGACGTTCACAAGTTAATCCCTTTCCTTGATGCGAGCAGCTTGTGCCGCTCTGTTATTGAGACATACATTTTCGCCATCTGCATTCGGCTGATGTTCTTGTAGACCTTAGCCAGCGAGACGTTTTGCGCGTAGGCCACCAGCTTTGGGTCGGTGCCGTCCAGCACCATCGCGTTAATTGCGGCGTCGCTTGCGCGGAGATGTTGTTTGTGAGTTTGTGTCATGTCGTGTGAATGTAGAGTTGAACCATTCGCGATCGCGGCCGATCTCGATGCCCAGATGAATTCCCCATAGCATCGCGAGCAGACCGACGCAGCCGCCTAAGATAATCGCGCCCATTAGGCTCATCGTCCGATCTCTCCCAGTTGCGCTTTCAGTTCCGCAATGTGCCGATCGGCGACCGCAGCCAGGCGAACCATTTGAGCATTCGCCCTGGTGAGCCGGTCATTCGCGATTCGCAGATCCAGATTTTCCTGCTTCAGCCGGTCCAGCTCGGCCTGCAGATCGTCGATGATTATGTGATGCGTTGGCATAGTTTGTTGATTTGAGTGCGGATCGTTTCCGCAAGTTGGTCCCGGGTGATTTCGCTGCCGTATTTCAGAATGCGGCGCAGTTCCTGGTCGATATCGTCGAGCGTCGCCCACGCATCTCCGGCGTGAACGGCGCGGATGTGCTCTTCGCGCTCATCTGGAAGCTGGAATTCGAGCGTGGCTTTCACGGCTTCATTTCCTTTTGCAGCGCGGCCCGCGCCATGCGCCAGATAACCTGCTCGTCGCTCTCCGTCATGATGTCCTCGAGCGCAACGCGCAGCACGGCGTTCTCGCGCTCTAGTTCACGGGCCAACTCGGCAACTGGCGCAAGTCTCATACCTTGCGCAACGGCCTGCATCACTACGTCGTCGGTTCTCGGTGTGTCGCTCATGGCTGCGCCTCCTTTTGTATACCGTCGCGGTTTTGCTTTAGTTCCGCTATCTCTCGCTTCAGTTCAGCGATCACGGCGTAGTCGTCCCAGCCTGCCGCGTCGCGGTCGATTTTAGCCGCTTTGCTTTCCTCGCGCAGCCGCTCGTTGTCCGCTTCCAGCGTCGCAATCTCCTCGCGTGCGCTCTGCACCTTTTCGCGACTCGCCTCTTGATCTTCGCACCAGCACCGCGCCTTGCCCGGCCGCACGACGTGCAGCCCGCAGTCAGCGCCGAGCTTGCACCGGCTCCACGAGTTTCCGAATCCGTCGCAAATGTCGTTCCCCTTCATGATGCGCCTCCGTTCTTGTACCACGCCGGCACGCCGAGCTCGCGCACTACGGCATCGATGTTGGGCCAAACGTCGAAATCAATGCAGCGCTTCAGATCGCGCAGATCCGCAATCGTCTGGTCTCGGCCGAGTGCCACCGCATCATCACTTAGCCGAAAGATGGCGACTCCGAACGGCTCGCACTTTTCTACGACCAGAAAAAAGAAATCAAATACCGGCTTTGTCCAGAGCTCTGAGATTAGCGGAAGATAAAACCCAGCCTGCCGGTGGTAGCCGAACCGGAAAACGGCACGCTCGAAGTTGCTAAACGTCTCGTCGTCCAGGCTCTCAACGGTCTTCAGATCGGCCACGTATGCGCGCCCATCGGTCAGCTCGCAGCCGTCGGGGTTAAACCAGTCGGTGCGGCACTGCAGTGGCATGGTGCCGCCGGTGCGCCAAGTCGCTTCGGGCACGCCCCGGCCCAGCAGCTGCGCGGCCAGAGGATTGTGACGCACGGCATCGGTCATCTGCAGCACCAGTGCTGACTCGTCCTGGTCAATAATCGTCTTGCCGCCGTTCTGCTGCTCAAACTGCGCCCACCGTTCCTTGCCCTCTTTCGTGCGCCGGTCGATTCCCTCGGGCTTGATGGCGTAGCGTTTCGACCACTCGGCCGGCTCGAGCACCGAGCAATGCACCGCGGATCCGATGCGAAAAGCCGCGCTCGGCTCCTCTGAAACAATCTGTTTCGCGATGTATCGTTTATGGTAGAGCGCCGGCCGGCGTCGGAACGTCTCGAGCTTAGAGTGCGAGACCGCGGCGTTCGCGTGGTAGTCGGACGATGATTCTTGAATCATGGCTGTTCCCTTTCGATTTCAGCCGCTTGCCGCAGCAGCTCTTTCGCCTGATCGCGCAGACGATTCACGCGATCGGCTCCATTCGGGAACTCCGCGGCCAGCGCCGCCACGGCTTCCTCGACGGTGTTGCCTTCGCCACTCCGGTAGCGGTTTCGATCGTCGCCGCGGACCCCGTACCCCCAGATCCGCACTGTGCCCTTCTGGATGATTATCTGAATCTGCGAGAAGTGCTGCGCGTGACTCTGCATGATCGCGGCCTCTTTGCCGGCGATCCATGCCTGTATCGTTTCCAAGTTCATGGCGTTTCATCCTTTCCGAGCGCCAGCTTGCCTTGATCAAAGTCCACGATGTCGTCGCTCTCGTCCTTAAACTTAGCGGACCAGGTGAGCCGCACCGCGACCTTAGTGCTGGGCGCCATCGCATCCCACTCCACCAGCGCGTTCACCTTGCACGTCGGCTCCGCGGCGTCGCTGTCGTCCTGGAAGGTATCGGCAGCGGCCTTGATGATCTGCGGATATCGCGTCTCGAGTAGATTGCGGAACTGCTCGACGATGGAGCTGATCACGCGCTCGCGGCGTTCGTCGGCGCTCATGCGGCACCCCCAATCTGGCTCGAAAGCCCGCCGGCGACCTTATCGGCAAGCGGCGTTACGTTGATCGGCTCCACGGGAATGTCGCGGACTTCCTCGACGGTGCGCAGGCCCTTGAGCACGTCACCGAATAGATCGCGCAGGACGTAGCCCCGGGCACGGAATCTCAGCATGCGTTTCGGGTAATCGGTCCACGGTCCAGACTTGCCCCACAACTTCGCCCGCTTGGCGTCGCCAACGGTGAACGTCTCAACCGCAGTCTGCTCGCCC